ACACCGGGGCGCAGAGGCACAGTGTTGATCGTAGCCGTGTTGCCACCAGAGGCGTCGAGGATCGCGTTTGTGCGGAGTTGGGACATTAGTTGGCCTCCAGTTCAGGACGAGGAAACACAGGATGCTCCCACTTGGCAATATAGTCGCCACGACCATCGCTGTCGTTTTGCAGCGTGATGACCGTGAGGAAATCCTCTGGCGTCAGGTCGGGATAGATCGCCATGATCTTTTCATACAAGGTCATTATGCAACTCCCACCAAAAATCCAGACAGCACAGATGTGTTTGAGTCGCCCGAGCCGATAGTAAGGGTCCCAGACCCAGAGGCCCAAGCCCAAAGCTCAAGATAATCTGTAGAGCCGTTAAGATAGAAAAGCGCGCTGCCAGACAGTCCAATGAAAGCACCGGTAGAGTTGTTGACATCGACCATGCGACCGTAATTATCGCCCTCAACACCGTTGCGCCGGATAGTCAAAATTCCCCGTGTAAAGGTGCTGGTGGACTCAAAAACGATATTACCGTTGGCCTGATAATACCCGGCCACAGTCGGTTGAAATCGGTAGTTGGTCGTTGAGTCAAACGCATTGGTAACGTCAAAGGACTCAGCTTGCAGCGAAACTTTTGTAAAAGTGCCGTGGCTGATAGTCTGAGCAGACGTTTTATACGCCCGAAACGCAGGCATAGCTTTCTGTATTACAGTGCTAGCCGTCGTCAAAACCGTGCCAGTGTTATCCGGCAGCGTCAGCGTCCGATCCGTGTTGCTATTGGGCGAGGCGAGGGTGAAGTTCCCCGTGCCAGACGGATTTCCGCTCAGAGTAATACGGGACATCAGTTTGCCTCCAATTGTGCTTTGAGGCTGTCAACCTCGGCCTTTGTTACCCTAGCAAACGTCCAGCCACGGTAACACTTGTTTTCTCGGATGGCTTTGTCCACACAAGTTTGCCCAAAGCCCATTTCTTTCTTCTGGCGAGTACCAAGAAGCAAAACCGCTTTTCCGCTGTCCACATTAGTCGCAAGGACAGGTTTCACATTTGAATGCTCCGCACCAAATCCTTGGCCTCCGTGGGACACATTGCCCAACGTCCTGTAGGAATGCAGCCCATTCTCAGACGCTGTTACCCACTCAAGATTGCTGACAAAATTGTCCGTCTTGACGCCGTTTTTATGGTTGACCTGAGGCTTGTTGGCCTCGTTCGATATAAACGCGCGCGCCACAAGGCGATGCACGCTTTGGTTGCTCTTTACGCCGTCAACGCAAAAAGACACTAAAGCGTAGCCAGAGCCGCTAATCGCTTGGCGTAGAACTCGTGCTGGGGACAGTCTGAACCCGCCCTTATGGTGCGGAACATGCCGGGCAATTGAGCGAACGCGCCCTAGGCTGCTTACCTCGTAGTGGGTCTCAAACCCCGCGCAGGGATGCCAAATCTCGGTCATATCGCCTCCAGTGCAGAAACCCGCGCCACAAGGGCGTCAATAGTCGCCTGCTGCTCTTTTATTGCGGCGACGAGAGTGGCGACCAAGAACGAGGTGTCTACGCCCTGATACTGCGGGTTGCCCTCGGCATCTACAGCGTCCTTCTCACCCGTCACGCAATCAGGCACGACAGCTTGCAGTTCATGCGCGATGAAGCCTTGGCCGTCCGAGCCGTCAACCTTCCATGTGTAGGTCACAGGGTTCAACTGGGCGATCTTCGCCAGAGCATCCTGCATGGGCTGGACGTTCTCTTTCAGGCGGTAGTCGGAGGAAGAGACGTAAGAGGTCGTCGTTCCGTTTGTGGTAATTGCTCCGATAACACCATTGGGGTTTGCAAAATAAACTTGATCTGCCGCTGCGGTAGTGTTGCGCGAAATATCTACTCGCCCGCCACCTGCTCCGGGTCCGTTGACGCGGAACGCGTTTTGACCAGCTGCCCAAGAAGTCGTCCCCACCAGCAGGTCCCCGCTGCTGTTGATGCGGGCGCGTTCGGTGGAGCCGTTGCCAAACAGAAGGCTCCCGCTGCCGTACAGAATGGCTGAGTCCGTGACCGCACCTGTCGTGAAATTGCCTCCGTTGGTAATGATGGTGTTTTCGGATGCGCTACTCACCCGGATATTACCGCCAGACACATGAACCAACTGGTTTGGGCTGTTCGTACCAATCCCAAGCCGCCCCGAACTATCCACCCGCATACGCTCAGAGCCGCCCGTAGCCACAGCCACAGTATCAGCCGCAGGGAAGAACACCCCGGTGTTGGTATCCTCGCCCTGCACAGCCGGAGTGGAGGCCGAGCCGTTGGCACCCGCGATGCCAGTTGTTCCATTCAGAGTCAAAGGCATCAGATCACCCCATATGATTTGGTGTTAGAGAAAGCGCCTTGCGCTTTTGCAGCGGCGTTCATGCGGACCAAGGCTGCTTCCTCCTCTGTTTCATGAGTTCCGAGCCAGATAACTTTGCCGTCCAGCCACATTTGAGCCACCCATTTCCCAGTTGGTGTCTGATAGACACCTTTGTTCGGGCGGCCCTTTCTGCCAGCAACGCGATTAAAACACTGTTCCTGACGGGTTGCTAGGCGCAGGTTTTCTGCTTTGTGGTTTCCGGGGTTGCAGTCAATGTGGTCAACCTCAAGCATCGGCCATTGATTGTGGTAGAGGAACCAAGCCACCTGACCAACGGAATAGCCTCGCAGCTTTTTGTCGAAATACAGGACGCAAGTTTGATTGCCGTTTTCTGCCGTAGTCACCCCAACAGGATCGCCAGCCAGCTTCCCGCCACCCGCATTTCGCTTCCAAGTAAGAACGCCATCAGGGGACATTATCCACGATCCCCAGATGTGGTCGAGTTCTTCTTGCGATCTGGACCTAGGCTTCGGCATTCACAAAACCACGTAGTTTGAGCCAGAGGGAATAGTCACGGTCACGCCAGAATTGATAGAAATCGGGCCGACCGACATTGCGTTCTTGTTCGTCGTCAGCGTGTAGTTCGTGGTTACAGTCTGACCGTTCTCCACGAAAATCTCGTCAGAACCACCACCCGTCGCACCGCCGCCGACCGATCCCCAAGCAGAGCCGTTGTAGCCCTCGAACTTGGTCACATCGCTGTTGAAGCGGAACTGACCCGTGGCAGCCGTGGGGCGCTGGGCCGTCGTCCCCGCAGGGATTTGAGCCGCGCCAATCGTCGAGGTCCGAGGCACGGTGGTGCTGGCCACAACAGTGCTCAAGAGAGCTACGGCAGCCGAAGCCCCGCCGCCGTCAGCGTAGATGATCGCGCCGTCGCTCGGGGCAATCGTGACGTTGCCGCCCGAGCCCTGAGTAAAGATCACGCTCTGGGCCGTGGTGTTCCGCACGAAGTAAACCTTCTGTGCGTCGCTCGGGGCAATCGTAATCGTGTGAGTTCCACTCGGGCTCCCGCCCAGAACCAGCAACTTATACTGGCCGTCAGACAGTGCGCCGTCTGTGGTGGTCAGCGTCGAAGACGTACCGCTCAGCGACAGCGTAATCGAGCCGTTGATGGCCCGATCCAGAATGTCCATGTTCTCGTTGACGACGTCGCCCCAGACTCCGTCAAGCTCACCGTCCGCTGGGAGCTCGATTCCGAGGTTGGTTGTGTATGTGCTGGGCATTGCTCATCCTCACGCGGCGACGGGGGTCCAGACCGTAGGCGGCGCTGGCTCAATAGGTGTCCATGAATTTATAGCACTTGGATCGACGTCCGTCCATGCCGTACCGGGAGTGGGCACGATTTGGCCCCAGATGAAGACAATCCCGATGGCCCCAGATGCGGAAACCCCAGTCAACCTCACATCTGCGCCAGCAAACGGGACGACTGTGCCCACAGCGCCAGTGGCCGAAACCCCAGTAACCTCGGCAATCGTCGGGATGATAATCACCACGTCGCCAACTGCGCCAGACGCCTCGAGGCCTGTGACAGCCACATCTGCGCCAGCAAACGGGATTACCGTGCCGACGGCACCTGTAGCCGAGACGCCAACCAGATCAACAACGGCGGTGCCGGTAACTATCACATCACCAAGCGCGCCCGCAGCGGAGACGCCTGTGGCTTGGATAACAGCGGTGCCTGTGACAACAACGGTGCCAAGGGCTCCGGCGGCAGATACGCCCGTAACCGGGACATCTGCGTTCGCGGCCACAGTGGCCGTGCCAAGGGCTCCCGCAGCGAAGACGCCAACCAGATCAACAACAGCGGTGCCCGTGACGACGACAGTGCCCACGGCACCTGTGGCGGCTACGCCCGTCGGTTGGACAAGTGCAGAGCCTGTGACAACAACGTCGCCAACAGCGCCCGCAGCAGATACACCGGTGACGATAACGGGGAGCGCTTCGCCCCACGCCCCAGAGGACCACGCACCACGGCCCCAGCCTGTAAGGGTCGTGTTGGCCATGGCGGCTCCTTAACTGATGCGAATTATGGCATCCGACGCCGTTGCTGCGGGGAACTGGATGGTGAACGTACCGGCAGTCGAAATCTTATCGCCGCCGAAGTCCAGCACTGCCACGGCAGGGTTGGTGTAAGTGTGCGCCGGAGTCGTGTTGTAGATCAACGCACCGCGGGCCGTGATCGTTGCCGACGTGAACGAGATGTCGTCGAAGTCGGTGAGGGCCGTGGTGCCCGAGGTGGTCGGGCTGATGTTGGTCAAGGCACCGCCGCCCGCCGAGTAGCTGCCAGAGTTGGCAACCTCGTTCGTGGCCGAGTAGGCCGTGGTGGCTGCACCCAAGGTCGCTGAGCTGGTGTACAGCGCGATCTTAAAGGTATCGCCGCCGCTCGAGCGGAAGTCGTGGACGCCCTCGAGGAGTTCGTCTTTGAACGAAGTGCACATTGCTTGCGAAATGGCCAAAGTAGCCTCCTATAGCTTCTGAATGGCCGCAGCCAATTGTGGGTGCCCGGCATCTACGAGCGCATTATACACAGTAACCCGGTCGTTGGTAACTGCTTCTTTCATGTAGGCCGTCACGACCTTGAGCAGGGCGGCGCGGTAGGCAAGCGCCTGATCTCTGATCTCCTGCGGGGCGGAATCCGACACGCTGATGAGCTTGTTCACGCAGCGAAGCGCGACCTCCTCGGGCGTCTGACCTCGGTTGCTGGTGGTCGTGACCGTCACGATGGGGGTCAGGGGCAGGTTCATGGAGGCTGCGAACATTACTGTTTCCCTCGAATGATCATACCGGTGCGGTACTCGTCAGTGACCTGACGTGCCTCGCCCAGCATCTTGAGACCGATCAGTGACTCTTGGAACCGCTTGTCGTAGGTGGCCATCATGTCCGGGTCACCCTTGAGGAAGATGTAGGCCTCGACCATCGCCCCGTAGAACAAGGTAAGTTCGGCGTTGATGCTGAGCCACGTGGTGCCGCTATCCGAACCGGCCGTTAGGCTGGCGGGGCGGTAGAAGTAATGGAGCTCCATGACATAGTTGTCGTCCGGAGTCGGGCTCAGGATGAAGTTTTCATTGTCAAACTGGGCGTAGTACTTCGGAGCCCCGGTCGTGCTCGAATCGGGCGTGTACTCCTGCACGAAGCTCACGTCCTTGAACTCGGTAAAGACCTTGTCGTTGTTGTCGCCCATGTAAGACAGCGAAAACGGGGCGAGGAAGTCGCTTGGGGAGGCCAGATACTGGTTCCCAATTGTGGCGTTGGCCGTGGCGTTCTTGCGGAACAGGCTCAGCTGCACGTTCTTGAGAATCCGCTCCTCCGACATCCGGATGAACAGCGGCAGGTTGTTTACGAAGGTGGTCTCCGAGGTCTCGAGATAGTCCTGCAGAGCCTGCTTCAGCTGGCCGTATGTAAAGCTCATGTGGTCACCACCGTAACAAAGCCGAGACTAACGACCATCGGGTAGATGATCGCCACTGGCGGAAAGACAGTATTGCCCACGGGGACGTAGACGTGGCCTTCCTCCGGGTCAGGGCGAGGGTTCTTGAGGGCCTGAGGGTCAGGGTAGGTCTTGGGTGGATACAGCTGCGGGTGCTTTGGATCATATTCATCCGGGCCCACCAGCGCCCCGGTCCACTCTTTCCGCATGTCGCGCAGGCGATATCGAACGCCAGAGCGGTCCGAAATGCCCCAAGCCTTTTTGCCTGTTGCGTACATGCGTTAGCCCCTCAGGTAAGGCCTGCCGGGCTGCAGCTTGAGCGGGACACGGTCAATGT